CTTTAAGGTGCATGTACTCACTAATTTTTCCGTCAGGATGAGTAACTTGAACATATGTGCCTGCGGCACCGGAACCGCCAGCAACAACTTTTGTAACTTTTCCTCCTGCAATTGGACGTATTTCAGTTCCTACAGCCATTGCAATATCAACACCTTGATGCGTTGTATCTTTTCCTGTAGCGTCTTTTCTTTTCTCGCCAAAATTACTAGTGACGTTTCCAACCGCAGGAGGCGTGTAAATTGTTGTTGCTTTTGGATCTTTTAATAGACCAGTTACGGGATCGTGAGTTTTTGCATATTGTTCATCCCATTGCTTTTCTCTTGATTCTCTTGACTCATACCATTTTCCGCTATCTCCCGCCATTTTTCTTGTTGGCACACGTTTTTGAGTAGCGTTTTCAGCGGCTCTTCTTCGTGCGGCTCCTTTAGGATCATTGTACGCATCTCTACCATCTCTAGTATCTGCATATTTTCCTGTTGCGGCGCCAGCATTTGTTGGAAACAATAATCCAGCAATAAGGGCAGCCAAAGAAGCTAATGTTGCCGCAGATAATGTGACAACGCCAGTAGCGGCCGCTGCCGCACTTCCAAGTGCCGCACCTCCACCAAATCTTAATGCGGCTGATAATACAAGTGCCGCAATTTGTTTTTTGAAGGCCAAAAAGCCAATACCTATTGCCGAAACAATAGCGGCACCGATATATTTTATTCCCTCTTTTAAAAATCCACCTGCGGCCGCACCAGCGGCTGAGGCGACTGTCTGACCAACCAAACCTAAACCGCCGGCAGCACCTGCACCATCAGCAACACCCTTAGCTTTTCCTCCACCGCCACCAAGATTTTTAATTGCTTTCAGTAATTCATCATCACGAAATGCTTGTTCATTTGCAACCTCTTCTGCAAATTGATCTTTTCTTTTTTGATCTGCAATTTGAAATGCGATAAGTTTAGATTGACTTGCAACAGCATTGTTCAATTGTTTTAATTGACGAACTTGTTCTATGTTAATAACGTTTGATTTATTTTGACCAGCAACAAGAGATACGCTTGCGCCAAAGCCGCCCATTGCAGAACTAGTGCTGGCTGTTGGAGGTGGTGTATCACCAGGTTTCATTTTCGGTGCATTGGCACGTTTACTTAATTCTTTACTAAATGCCATTCCCGCAGTAACAGCAGGCATCTCTCTAAGAACTGCACCTTTCAATCCACCAACTAATGCATTTCCTGCGCCTTGGATGGCATCTTTTGCCATGCCTCCTAGTGCGCCTTTGTATCCTATTGTTGCCATTATTAATTACCCTCTGTCGAATACAGAGTCTGGATCGGCTTCTGCAAATCTTGCCGCTTTGCCACCCATTGGTTTTGACATTCCCATTGAGTTGCTTCCCATACTTGATGATGGTGATGACATTCCCATTGAACCGTGAGAACCATATGTTGTTGTGACGCTTTGTCCTACGGGTTGCATTCCGCCATTATTTGCGCCTGCTAGTTTTTCTTGTGTACGACCAAATGCGGCAATACCAATAATAGCACCCATAGACAAATGAAACAAGCCTGCACCTTGTAGTGTAATTGGTTGCCAAGCAGTCACTGGTTGTTTTAGTGCCGCTTGTAACATAGCCCAAAGAATAGGAAAGAGAATGAAGTCAGTCACACACGTTATCATGTAAATCCAACCCATCATTGGACGCCATTTATTGTTCATCCAATCTTCTTTTTTCTTGTCGCTGTCACTCAGCTTTTCGTATTCTTTTTGCGTAGCCATTTATCTTCGTCCTCTTTGTTGTGCTTGTAATTGTGCTTGCTGATTTGTGGCCTCAACATGTTGAGACAATAGCATAATATACAATTCACGCTCAAAGGGCATCATATTCTCTAATGTTTCCAGATCATATTTATGATGTTGCATTAGAGAAAAGTTAGTCTGATAGTAGGTAGCTAGACTTTCTCCTCCCATCAGAACCCGAAAAAATTCTGCAACCCCTCCATTGTGATTTCGTCTTCACATCCACATTTTTTGCAAGTCCATGTTACTTTGTGTTTTAGTTTTGGCATTAACTCAAAGAATTTTGTTAGTTTCAAGTATTGATCTTGATTCAAGTTTTCGATAAACTCTAACAATTCTTTCTTTGTGTAATCTTCTTTTTTGTAGACATTTTCAGCATCAAAGATGTATTCAATGCTGTTGATAATAGCATCTGTTGCAACGTCCATCTGATTCTTACCTTCATTAGATTTACTGGCTTCAATTGCCATACTAACGTTAGGATACTTCAATTTAATGCCGATGCCAGTTTCTTCATCTAAGATAATTTTATCTGTATGACCTTCAGTCTTGACAACTTCAACTTCTAATAAGTTTAATTTGTCATCTGTAATGCCATCGCATTCTTGAACATTAGAATTGAATCCAGTTGGATGACGCAATTTCAAATCGATTGTTTCTCCAATTGATTTTGCTCTGAGTCTCATAAAGAAGTACTCTAAGTCAAATGTTGGAATTTCATCTGGATTGATGGTGTCAATAGCACAATTATTGATAATTTGTTTAATTGCCAGCAAAACTGATTTTTGATCTTCTGATTCCATTGCAAGCAAAAGAATTTTTTGTTCCTTCACTAAGAATGGACGATATTTGACAGTTGTTCCTGTCGATGGTAAAGTCAATTCAAATATTGGATTGCTAATTTTTGGTAAAGCCATAGTATTTCTCCGGTAGTTATATTAAAAAAAATTACGCATAGGTATGATATCTATACGCAAGTGTTACGCCAAATCGCTGATAAGTGTTAATCTCATCCCATGTTGCATTCATGGGTGTAATTGCAATAGGATAAACGTGATGACATGTGTATGTTATAGCAGGTACTCCAGCATCAGTAAGTTGAGAAACCTCAAGTTTATTTCCCAAAGCATACTCCGAATAGAATGCAACAGTTCCAGCTTGTGGAACATCGCCAGGTTTGACAATAAAGTCCATCCATTTTTCAAAGAATTTACGTTCAGCCATATCTGAAGCACAAATGATAGACAGTTGAATATCATTGTATGTTGTATCGTATGGAAGTTTTAGTGACGGTCCTGATCCCATATCATCGCTAGTAGCAATTGTTCTTCCTGGTAGTTCTGCTTTCTCGCATCTAAATTCAAATGTGCTTGCTATTGTAGATATTTGTGGTTGATCTGCTCTACCAGTAGTACTAGCCAGAGTCAATTTGACTCTAAAATTATTTGGTCGAAGAAGTGTTCCTAATGATGATCTTAAATTTGCTATTGCGTAATTTGTTGTCATCTTATGTTCTTCCTATTTGTTTGCGTGACTCTTCCCAAACACGACCCGTGTCTGCTTTTCTGAAAGACTCTGTTGGTAGAAAGATAGCAATGTCCCACTCATTCACTTGTACTTCTAAGAATTGAGAACGCACATGACTTCTTAAATATTTCTTTAGCATTGGTTTAAAGTATCTGTACTTAGATGCAGACTGTAGAATAGAGTATGAAATTTTGACTTTTGTTGTATCATCATATTTTTTGTTTGTCAACGTAGAATACAATGCATTCATTAATTTAGCACGTAAGACTGGTGGCAAGTAATGAAAGTTGATCCCTAAGAATCCATCAGAGTCCATTCTTACAGGAAAGATTAATGGAAATGTGTCGTAGTATGGTAAATCGTTTTTTGTTTTTGGGTCATACTTGAATGCATACATATATCCAAATTCCATTGACGAAACTTTTCTCGCTTCATCTGTTCTTTTCTCAAAGACTCCAGGAGTTATGTTTGACATTAATTTGCCTGCGGCTGATCTGTACCAATCCCTTGCCGCAACTGTTCTTGCAGGAATGATGCCTTGTCTAGCGCCTTGAATGAGTATGTTATCAAATATCATCTTCTATTTATCTCAAATCTTTGTCGGTTATGATTTTAAATTCCCAATTTCTTTCAATTGAGTACTTTGTTGCCGCTTCCCACTTTGCTTGATTGACACCCCATGTCATTACTTCATTGATGAATCTTCTAGTTGGTTTACCATTGGGTGTGTTTTTTCGAACTGGAGGGCGTGTTTGTATGTCTGGCTTGACTTCAATCAGCACAGATTTGATATCACCGTGCTTATCTTTGTATTTCATCCAAAAGTCAACAAAATATCTATGATATCTATTGTCAACAGGAGACACATACGGCACGACAACTTCTTCAGAAGACCATTCAAGTATAGATGAAGTCTCATCACAGTAGACCATGAATCTACGTTCCAACAAACTACGATACGTAATATTTGTTGGGTTACCTTTGTACTTTTGATAGTTTTTAGGTTTAAATTTACCTTTGTATGACATAAATAGTTTATATTTTAAAGTTTAAA